AAATCGGATCATTGATCCGATTCATTCCCGTTGTTCTGTTATCGATTTTAAAATCAACGGTTCTAAACCAAAACTGGCGTCACAATTTTTTAAACGGGTTGAAAACATCCTTTCACAAGAGGGAATCAAATACTCCAAAGACGTTGTTGCCGCCGTCATCACGAAACACTTTCCTGACAATCGAAGAATTCTTAACGAATTGCAGCGATACTCCGTTTCTGGTTCCATTGACGCTGGTATTCTTTCTAATGTTGCTGATATACAACTTGAATCCTTAATCAAAGCTCTCAAAGAAAAAGACTTTGCCTCTGCTCGTAAATGGGTCACCAACAATTTAGATAATGACCCAATCAAAGTATATCGAAAATTGTATGATTCTTTGTATGAAGAATTAACACCAGATTCGGTACCTCAATTAGTTCTCATTCTCGCCAAGTATCAATACCAATCTGCATTTGTGGCCGACCACGAAATCAATATGATAGCCTGTTTAACAGAAACCATGGTAGATTGTGAGTTCAAATGAAAACAGATACAACAAAAATGAAACAATTGGGTGATATTGGTGAAAAAATTGTTTCAAATTATTATAGTTCTAAAGGTTGTGTAATTGAGATTTCTATTAATCCTTATGATAACCAAAAAGATTTAAAAGTTGACGGCCAATGGGTTGAAGTTAAAACACAACAGCCTCATGTTAAATTAAGAGCTTTAACATTTCAACCAAATCAATTGAGAAAATGTCGAAATCCAAATACTCGTTTAACTTTTGTTACATCAGAAGCTTCATTTAGTCCAACGTATAAATGGAATAATTGTTTTTTTGAAGTTGATTCAGATTTTAAATATTTTGAATACACCACAAAAGAAGATGTTAAAATGATAGGTATTCCTATTGAACAACCCTCTGTAAAGTTCATTAAAAAAGTTGAAAAACGAGAAGCTGATGAAATGAAGAAATTTGCTCAATCTAACTATAAAAATGGCAGAAGAAAATATTAAAAATGCCAGATTTATTTAAAGAGATACTACCATCAATTCTACAGACCAAGAAATCTGTATTCCGTGATGAACTGGATTTTAAAGAGTACAAGCCCTTTATCGTCAACCGTGCTCTGTCATACCATATGGATTGTGTTCTATATGTCAATGAGATGAACCTACATCCAGAGATCGATGTGGACATGCAATATTCATATCTTCTAAATACCATAAGACCAATGAAACGGAAATTCCAACCGTGGCAGAAATCAGAGGTCGACAAGGATATAGAATGTGTAAAGATATATTTTGGTTATTCCAATGAGAAAGCCAAAGAGGCTTTACGACTCCTTACTAATGAACAAATCGCTGAAATAAAAAGAAAAACAAACAAAGGCGGAACATGATTAACATTACTGATTTAGTTGAAGTGACTTTGAATCAACAAGATGATTTTTTAAAAGTCCGGGAAACACTTACCCGTATTGGTGTCGCTTCAAAAAAAGAAAAAATACTATACCAATCTTGCCACATCTTACACAAGCAAGGCCGATACTACATTGTGCATTTTAAAGAATTGTTTGCCTTAGATGGCAAACCAACGGATACTAGTGAGAATGACCTTTCTCGTAGAAACGCAATTGCTAATTTGTTGGAAGATTGGGGCTTAATAACTTTGGTGGATAAAAAATCCACACAAACACCAGAACCTATATTTCTATCGCAAATTAAAATTCTTTCACACAAAGAAAAAGGTGAGTGGCAATTAATACCAAAATATAATATTGGTAATAAAGTTAAAAAAGACAATTTTTAATACCAAAAGTATTGCCTTTTGGAGCAAAATGTGTTATAAATATGGATGTAGGTGCCTTAGGGGCCTATAATTTTGATTAACTCGCTTAACTAAGGAGCATATAAACATGACTACAAGTCTATTACCAAGTCTATTTGACTTTCACAAAACGCTGGATCCATTCACAGTTGGTTACGATAAATTCTTCAAAGACATCGAAGAAGTTACCAAAAATGTAACTAAGAATGTACCATCGTATCCCCCATACAATATCAAACAAGTAAGCAAAAACAAGTATGTCATTGAAATGGCAGTTGCTGGTTTCGCCAAATCTGATATTGAAGTAACTCTTGAAGGTAATAAATTGGTCATCAAAGGCTCTGCAAAAGAAGAAGAACTTAAAGAAGAAGAAAATTTTCTCTTTAAGGGAATCGCTAACCGTAACTTCTCACGTTCATTTACATTAGCTGACAAGATTGAAATTGGTCAAGCTGAAATGATGAATGGTATGTTGCGTGTATGGTTAGAAAATCTTGTGCAGGCTCAAGATACCATTAAAAAGATTGCCATTAAAGAAAAGAGTGTATAATGAACTGGTGGCCCGTAACCGATGAGGAATGGGAACAGTTGAATTATCCAAAAAGTCGGTAAACATATAGGGGGCTCTTGACAGGCTCCCTATTCTGTGTTATAATGGTACATATTATGAAAAAAGTGAAATCAATTCTCAAAAAAGTTCGTGCTAGAAATGGTACGGACATCTTCTATACTTACTCCCATTGGCCGATTGAGGAAATTGATGGCGAGAAATTTATTCCCGTTGTTAGAGAAGTACCCGATTCAAAGAAAAATCAAGTGGTTCATTATATGAAAAAAGATAGTATGGAGTATTTAAAATGACAGTTCTTACAAACTACCAGATGGTACAAAATCAAAAAAGAACCTTTGATCCAAAGAGTAAAAAAGATTTAGAAATATTTAAATCATTTTTGACCAATAATAAATGGGGAGGTCCTTGTCCGTTTATGTTGGAAGAACCACATACGATTATTCCGGATATGTTAAAAGACAAATACATCCGTAGTCAATTTAACATTCCTGAACCTATGGCGGAAATTTTAAAATGAAATGGCTGAGATATTCTGGATGTAACATTACACTAAAATTAAATCCATTTCATTGGCGGATTGGTTTTAGTAGGGGTAGTGAGAATGATGCTTGGGAAGTAACAACTTCCTATATCATTGAATTAATGCCAATCACCATACGAATATGGTTTGATGATGGAAGTTGGTAACCAATGCGGGCTGTTAGCATATTGGTAGATGCGTCCGGCTCATAACCGGTTGAAGAAAGTTCGACTCTTTCACGGCCCACCAAACTATGAAACAAAAATTTATTGACGCTTATATGGATGTGGCAGAAAGATTCGCCAAACTATCATCCGCAAAACGATTACAAGTTGGTGCTATTATTGTCAAAGATGATAGGATTATTTCTATTGGTTATAATGGTATGCCGGCCGGATGGACCAATGAATGTGAAGAAGTGATAGAAATACACGAGGATGGCGGTGTCATCACCAAAACCAAGGATGAAGTGATCCACGCTGAGGCTAATGCCATCGCTAAACTCGCCAAGAGTAGTGAATCTGGAGATGGTTCCACCATGTTCCTGACACATGCACCGTGTATTCATTGTGCAAAACAAGTCTATACCGCTGGTATTAAAAAAATATATTACCGTAATTCGTATCGAGATACCATCGGTATAGACTTCTTAAATAGATGTGGTATATCAGTAGAACAAATTTCACCAGGTGAAAACTAGATAGCACCTAAATATTTGAGAAGTATTAGTTGGTTTTCACAGGAGAAACCTCAAATGCAACTCAGTATAGTCGGATGTCCAGATAAAGAACGCTTTCGGCCGTTTGTAAAGCGTGCGGCTATTTTTTATGCTGAACAGTTGATGACTGCAAAAATGTTAGAAAATATATGTGTACGGATTAAATTTAATTCTAAACTTGACGTTTTGGGTTATGCTGACGTATTGGACTACAACGAAAGCAATAAACCTAGAGAATTTCAAATAGAATTGAATCCGGTTATAGGTTCACATGATATATTGGAAACATTAGCACATGAAATGGTTCATGTTAAACAATATGCTTATAATGAAATGAATGAATATGGTACTCGTTGGAGAGGCCAGAAAATTACAGAAAACTTAAATTACTATGATGAACCATGGGAAGTTGAAGCTTTTGGGTTATCAACAGGATTATTTACCAAATTTGCTATTAAAGAAAAATTGTGGGAAGTGTTTAGTGATGTTCGTAATCCAGATGCACCACTCAAGCCAGAACCAATAGCATGGTTAAATATACCACAAATAACCATTGACAATCAAACTATATAATGTTATAGTATTACATATGCGGTCGGGGTATAGAACCAGATTAGGTGTCCAATCTAGTCACTTGGTGCAAATCCAAGCCACCGCTCCAAATTCTTAAAGGACTATATTATGGCAGTTGCGAAATCTAAAAAGAAAAATCCCATGTTGACCAAAAACGGCAAACCGAGATTAGGTCCTTTAAACATTGCTCAACTAACAAAACTGTTAGAATCAACGAGCAAACCAAAAATCAAAGCCAAAATCAAAAACGCTATTGCAAGAAAAACAGTTTAAGTAGTAAATGAAACCTGTAATAGTATTTGGTAATCAAGATTCCGCTAGCACAACGAATTACTATCTATCTGTAGATAGTCCTTATCGAGTTGTGGCATTTACTGTGGACCAAGATAGAATCACCAACTCTAATCACGAATCCCTTCCGGTTATTCCTTTTGAAAAAATACTGGAAGAGTTTCCACCAGACCAAGTTGATTTTATATTTCCGGCAGGTTTTCAAATATCAAATCCGTATAACACCAATGTATTCAGGCAATCTCGTTACGAATTAATTAAGTCGATGGGATACAAGTTTATTAATTACATATCGAGCCGAGCATTGGTAGCAACAAACGTCAAGCTTGGTGAAAACGTATTGGTATATGAAGGAACTATAGTGCAACCTTTTGTTGAGATTGGAAACAATACAATAGTTCGTTCTGGTGTTAATTTAGGACACCATTGTGTAGTTAAAGATCATTGCTTCATATCAGCTGAAGTAACAGTAGGCAGCAGAACCATTATTGGTTCACAAACATTTATTGGATTAAACACCACAATATTAAACTCAATTAATATAGCAAATAAAAGTTTTATTGGATCTAGTACCTTGATAAACCGTAACACACAAGAATTTTCAAAGAATCTTGGAATTCCTGCACATGAATATAATTAAAAACCTTAGTAGTTATAAAGATAACTTTGTAACAGTCCATCAAGGATCAGAACAACCAGAAATTTCAGTAGTTATGCCTGTTTATAACTGTGAAGAATTCGTTGCCGAGGCAATTACTTCTGTATTAAAACAAGAAGGAGTGGCAGTTGAAATTTTAATATCAGATGATGCTTCTACTGATAATACTTTTGCTGTTGCGTATCAAACGGTTGTTGATTATATTAGTAAATCTGAATTGAAGCACACAATACTAATGCGAGTTGGCACATCACGATTGGTAAGAGACCATCTACATCTGATGGCCGAAAAAACATCATGTGATTTGGTGTGTCAATCTCACGGTGATGACATTTCTCACCGTCTGCGTTGTGCAGTTTTGGTTAAGGCATTCAATGAACAAGCAAAGAATGCATCTATGATTTTGGTTAATGCTTCACTAATTGATCATCAAGGAAAAATATTATTAGAACCAAAAAATTCTTCTCTGTCCAATATATCAATAAAACCTATGGAATATGAAAAGATACTTAAAGCTCAAGATGACATACTAATTGGTAGTAATATGGCTTGGCGTAAATCATCACTTAAACATTTTCCTGAATTGACAACATCTTATTGTGCCTATGGCCATGATCGAGTAATGACTTTTAGATCATTTTTATCCGGCGGTTGTTATTTTGTGGATGTTCCTTTGGTTAAACGCCGACACCACACGAATCAATTGCATAGAGAACTTCTCTCTTTTGACCACAAATTTGTAAATTCATTTAATGCTCAAATAATTAGAATAACATTTTTCACAGCGATGATGAATGATTTAATCTCTTTAAAAGAGAAAAATTTAATTGAAGAAGATGAGTATAATCTACATAGTAAGAATATTAATTACTTGATTATTCAAGCAGCAAGATTTTTGTCGATTGCAACATGCAATCTTGTATCTGATAAATACGTTAATAAATGGATTAAAAGCAGTTGACTTTCTGGCCCCTTTAGTTAAATGGTATAACGCTAGATTTGTAATCTTGAATTGTTAGTTCGATTCTATCAAGGGGCACCACTAATTGTTTTGAGTAGAAGTATCCATAAAATTTTCAATTAAAGTTGTAACATCACCATATTGATAATCTTCAAGTATTTCGATTACAATATCAACAATTTGTATTTGTCGTATAAAATTTTGTAATTCGTTTTCATGATTCTTTAATTGAGTTTCGGCAAACATTTTTAATAGATTTTCGCCTTGATCGTTTTTCTTTTTAATCTTATTAATTATTTTTTTTAATCTAAAAATGTAACCATTGCAGGCATTAATGTTATTATTAATATTTTGTTTTTCTTTCCTACTTTCATTCTTCATGATAAGGATTAAATCATCAAGATCGGGATTAATATTTGGAAGTAAATTAAAAAATAAACGACTGAGTTGTTCTAAAGCTTGGTCACGCAAACTTGTACCAAAGTCATAATGACCGGTAGTGTCATATTTTTTTCTATTAACAGGATCACTTAGAACTTCATAGGCGTTTTTTATTTCTTTAAATATCTCAGGATCACCACCTTTATCTGGATGGTGTTGTTGAGCAAGAGATTTGTACTTGGCTTTAATTTCTTCAACTGTTGCAGTTTTAGAAACGCCTAAGATATCATATAGATTTTTATTCATACATATATTTATAATGAGTTCCATACCAAAAATTGCACACGTTGCTTGGAAAACTAAAGATGTGGTTGATAGTAAATCACCACTTATTCTCAATGGTTTACGAAATCTAATTGATTTAAATCCGGACTGGACAGTTACAGTATATGATGATAGTGATGTTGATGAGTATCTCAGAAACACATTAAACAAAAGAGATTACAATTTAATTAAAGATATACACATAGTAGAAAAAACAGATTTGTGGAGGCTGTTTAAGTTATACAACGAAGGTGGTCTTTATATGGATATTGACCGTTTCTATAACATTCCTTTATCAAAAATTATAACCGATAATATAAAATGTGTATTACCAACTTGTTTGGATTGGGATTTTTCACAAGATTTTATGTTGACGGAACCTAAAAATCCAATTCAAGCAAAAACTATTGAATTAATATTACAGAGGCGATATGAAGGACATAAGAATGTTTTCTTTTTAGGTCCACAAACTTATATGCATGCAGTAACAACCGTATTATTTGGTGAAATGATTAATACAAATCCTGGTGTTGAGAAGTTTGCTGAGATGCGTAAATATATGGAACAAATTCCGTTTATTAAAACGTACAAAGAACATCCACCACACGATACGATAGTTTATAGAGGTGATGGTATCATGGATTGGAAAAAATTAAAGCAAGAATTTTATGCTGAAGCCAATATAAAACATTGGTCAGGTGAGTGGTAGGTAAAAAAGGTTAGAGTTGCCGGAGCCTCCGAAATTTTTTCCAGAGGTTTCAGAATACAAAAAAGTTAATTTAGTTTTTGATATATATAATTATAGCGGGGTAGCTCAGAGGTAGAGCATTGGACTCATAATCCAGGGGCCGTAGGTTCGATTCCTTCCCCCGCAACCAACAAGGAGATAATATGACCGAACCAAAAAAACCAGCAGTAACATTACCCAAAGCAAAAACTCCATCAGCACCAAAACCAAAACAAACATTTGTTCCCAAAATGACTGTGATGCGTAAGGCAGGCAGAGGCAGATGATATCCGATTTAGAAAAGTATCGTCAACAAGCCATGGAGTTATGGTTCAATAATGGAGGTTCATGCACCGGTGCAGAACTACCAGAACCAAAAGATATTGATGATGCAATCGCTGAAGATGAAGAATTTAAACGGATAGAAAAACAAAATGATTCAAGTAACCGATAGTGCAATCAACAAGGTTCGTGATTTACTGGTAGAAGAAAAACTACCTAATGGTGCATTGCGGATGTTTGTGCAAGGTGGAGGTTGTTCTGGTTATCAATACGGATTCACATTTGAAGAAGAAATTGCAGAAGATGATTTTGTGATTGAGAGTGAAGGAATTAAAATAGTAGTTGATGTGATATCTTCTCAATATCTACAAGGTGCAACACTGGATTATAGAGAAGAAAAATTTAATTCACAATTTGTCATTAGCAATCCAAATGCTAAATCCACCTGTGGTTGTGGTTCTTCTTTTAATGCTTGAGTGTGGCCAGTTTGAGATTCTCTAATACTTTGATGTAAAACCAACCAATATCTATTTCAAACCATTTACTACTAAGCTTGGCAGAACCAGGAGAAGTATGGTGATTATTATGAAGCTCTTCGCCACCAATAATAATACCAATAGGGAAAATATTTCTAGATGATTCTTTTGTTTCGACATTTCTATACCCCCAATAATGACCAATTCCATTGATTACACCTGCAGCTAACAAAGGTATCCACAACATTTGAATACCCCAAATCAATAAACCCCACCAAGAAAAACAAAGTAAATTTATAAGCAATAACAAAGTAATTCCTAATCTACTATGTTTGCTATATACATTTTTTTCCATCCAATCATCTGGTGTTCCTCTACCAAACGCATTGACCATTGAAGTATCTTTACTGGCGGTGTTATATAAAAATGCTCCACCAAATAAAACTTTCCATATACCAAATAGTTGTGGTGAATGTGGATCACCTTTTTGGTCGGTCATACCATGGTGTTTACGATGAATGGCTACCCATTGTTTGGTGACCATACCTGTAGTTAACCATAACCAAAAACGAAAAAAGTGATTTACTACTGGATGAAATGTAACGCCTAGATGAGTTTGACTACGATGTAGATATAGTGTTACTGCGATGATTGTTAGATGAGTTGTTAGTAGGACATAAATTAGTTCGTTCATTTGTGTGTTTTATAAGTGTGTGTGGAAAAAACCAACAGTTGATCATTAGGTATACCCAAAAATCTATTGGATGAATTATTGCCATTAATTATTTAGGACATTTTAACTATAGAATCTAATGCCATAAGAGTTAAACTGCCAATCAATACAATCGCAAATATTATTTGCGGTAATTTATTCATAATACCTCCATCTCAGTTTATTATTTAAATACTCCAGATTCAATTACCATTAAAGAAAGACAAAATATAAGAACGAGTCCGAAAACTATTGGTTGCATATTCATTTATAATTTATACAACTTAAAAAAGTATGTTACTAAAGCAGCTGCCGTCATACACCACCAAAAAAGCTGAGTTTGTTTTTGCCTGTCTTTATCCATGTATTTTAATTCTTCATCTCTTTCTTTTTGCATTTTTACTTTTGTGGCTTCAATTTCCGCCCAAGCAGTTTTGCCATATTTTTTAATAGCTTCCAGTTTTAACTGGTCAATTTTTTGTTGGTGAGCTTTTTCTTTTTGATATTTTTCGTAAGCCTTAAACTCTGCCATCGTGGCTAAGTATTCTTTTTCTGCTTTGGCTTTCATTCTTTGGGCATGCTGTTGTTGAACAGCTTTTTCCATATCGGCCTGTTGGTCGGTAACCACAGAGCTTAATTGTTTGCTGGCTCCTTGAGCAGCTTTGAGAGTATTTGCGGCACCTTGAGCGCCAGCAACAAATGGATCGGACATTTGATTTCTTTTAGTTATGTTGATGGGGATAATAAAGAATACCGAATGTCAGGTTGACATGGAGAGATAAATCAGATATAATTTCAATTCAACTACATAGTTATTTAGTCATTGGAGATAATAAATGAAAGTATTAACGTTAAAATTAGTGACCGGAGAAGAAGTTTTGGGTGAGATTGAGTCGGAATCCGAAACTGAATTTGTACTGGTAAATGCTGTTGGTATCGCTGTTGTACGTGGTAAAGATGGTCAACCAAGCGTAGGCTTTGCACCCTTTCCCATTCATGCCGAACAAAAAATTGGTGCTACGGTTGCCTTGAATAAGAAAAGTGTAGTATACTCCTATGTGCCAGCAGAAGATTTTGTTAATAATTACAATCAAATCTTTGGTTCTGGAATTGTTATTCCTCCAACCAAAACACTAATTACAGGTTAATGGTACTAGAAAAATCCATAATTCGCACCGCAAGATGGAGTAAAGAGAATAACTCTTGGGATATTAAAGAAACACTAAATTATCAATGGTTCACCCTAAATAATACACCAAAGTCACCTCTCTACACAGAGCTATCAGACGCTCTAAAATGGATTATTTCACACGATGAAAACCTATCGTAGTATTTTTATTTCTGATGTTCATCTTGGCACAAGAGATTGTCAGGCAGAAAAACTCAATAATTTTTTAAAGCATAATACCTGTGACACATTATATCTTATAGGTGATATTATTGATGCTTGGAAAATACAACAAAACAAATGGCGATGGAAACAAAGCCATTCAAATGTGGTGCGTAGAATACTTGGCCATGCAAAAAGAGATACCAAAGTTATCTATGTAGCCGGTAATCATGATGAGTTTTTAAGGCCAATGATACCATATGGTTTAAGTTTTGGTGTAATAGAAATATATAATCAAACAGAACACATTGATGCAAATGGCAAACGTTTTTTGGTAACTCACGGTGATTTGTTTGATGGTATTTCTAAACTTGCACCATGGCTTGCCTTTCTTGGTGATAAGTTGTATGATATGGTTCTGAATTGGAATTCTGCATTTAATTCTTTTCGAAGAAAATTTGGCTTAGGGTATTGGTCTCTTTCCAAATATTTAAAATATAAAGTAAAATCATCTGTTGATTTTTTGTTAGGTTTTGAAAAGAATATTTCAGAATATTGTAAGAAAAAGGGGTATGATGGTGTAATATGTGGTCATATTCATCATGCAGAAATAAAAGAATTAAATGGTATATTGTATATGAATGACGGTGATTGGGTAGAATCCTGCACCGCTTTAGTGGAACATCATGACGGCACATGGCAAATTGTGCATTGGACGAAAGAGAAAGATTGAGTAATTTTTATACTAATGTTCAGAGTATTGGCAGTAACATACTCTACCGTGGCATCCAAAACGGTAAAAAAATAAAAACAAAGGTTGAGTATTCTCCATCTTTGTTTTTGCCATCTAAAAAAATCACCAACTTTACAAATCTGGAAGGTGATTATCTTGACGAGAAAAAGTTTCCATCAATTAAATCGGCCAGAGATTACATCAAACAATTTGATGGTGTTTCTGGTGCCTCTAAGATTTATGGCCAAACTCGTTTTGAATATGCTTTCATTGCCGACCAACACAAAGGTATGGTTGATTATGATTATGACAAAATAACAATCGCCATTATAGATATTGAGGTTGGTTCTGAGAATGGTTTTCCTGATCCATATCAAGCAAACGAACCCATCACAGCAATTGCAATTCGACAACTAAATGGCGGCATTACTGTTTACGGATGTGGTGAGTATCAAGTTCAAGGTGAAGAAATCTATATTCGCTGTAAAGATGAATACAATCTCTGTAAAACATTTTTAAATCACTTCAAAGATAATTATCCGGATATCATTACTGGTTGGAATACAAAGTTCTTTGATATACCATATCTCATCAATCGTTTCAGAAAGATTCTTGGTGATGATGAAGCCAAGAAACTATCACCATGGAATTTTATTACTGAACGTAATGCTTATGTCAATAATCGACAATTAATCGATTATACACTCGTAGGTATCTCATCACTTGATTATATTGAACTATACAAATGGTATGCTCCTGGTGGTAAATCACAAGAATCATATCGTTTGGATAACATTGCACAAGTTGAACTTGGTGAAGGTAAGATTGCTTATGATGAATATGATAATCTTCATGCTCTATATCGTTTAAACTATCAAAAGTTTATTGAGTATAATATTAAAGACGTTGATTTGATTCTTAAACTAGAAGATAAACTAAAACTTCTTGAGTTGGCTGTAACTCTAGGGTATGATACCAAATCAAACTTTGAAGATGTGTTTGCACAAACTCGTATGTGGGACGCATTGACATATTCTTATCTGCGTGATAAAGATATTATTGTTCCACCACGAATTGTTAAAGACAAAGATTCAGCATTTGAAGGTGCGTATGTTAAAGATCCACAAGTTGGTCTACATGATTGGGTGGCATCGTTTGACTTGAACAGTTTGTATCCACATTTGATGATGCAATATAATATTTCGCCAGAAACTTTAATTGAACCTGAAAATTATACAGATGCAATGTGTGAGGTTCTTTCACAAGGTGTATCTGTTGAGAAGTTATTGTATAAAAAGATTGATACTTCAAATTTAGAAGGTGTGACAATTACACCTAACGGACAATTCTTTCGCACTGATTTCCAAGGTTTTTTACCTAAAATGATGGAAGAAATGTATACTGACAGAAGTAAGTTTAAGAAGTTGATGTTACAAGCAAAACAAGAATATGAAAATGAAAAAGATCCAAACAAACTCTATGAAATCGAAAAACGAATTGCTAAATACAACAACATTCAATTGGCGAAGAAAGTTTCCCTTAATTCTGCTTATGGTGCTCTTGGTAGTCAATATTTCCGTTTTTATGATTTACGTATGGCCCTTGGCGTCACTACTGCTGGCCAGTTAAGTATTCGTTGGATTGAAAATAAAATTAATGATTACATGAACAAACTGCTGGAAACAGATAGTAAAGATTATGTGATTGCTTCTGATACAGATTCAATCTATCTACGCATGGGTGAATTGGTTAACAAATTTATCAAAGATACATCAGACAAACAAAAAGTAATTTCTGTTATGGATAAAATCTGTGAAGATAAACTCCAACCATACATTGATAAATGTTATGGTGAACTTGGAAATTATGTTCATGCTTATCAACAAAAGATGGAAATGAAACGAGAAGGTCTATCCAACAAAGGCATCTGGACTGCCAAGAAACGATACATTCTGAATGTGTATAATAATGAAGGCGTTCAATATAAAGAACCACAGATGAAAGTTATGGGTCTTGAAATGATCAAGTCATCCACGCCATCCGCCATTCGTGAGAGAATGAAAGAAGCCATTCAATTAATGGTCAACGGCACACAAGAAGATGTTTATAAATTTATTGAAGATTTTAGAAAAGAATTCAAAACATTACCTGTAGAAGAAATATCTTTTCCTCGTGGACTTAACGGTCTAAATACTTATTCTGATGATTTAACTTTATATAAAAAAGGAACACCAATTCATGTTAAGGGTGCCATCCTTTATAATCATAATTTAAAACAAAAGAATCTTACGAAAAAATATCCACTCATTCAAGAAGGTGAAAAAGTTAAATTCACTTATCTAAAGATGCCTAATCCATTTAAAGATACAGTTGTTTCGTATCCATCTCGTTTACCAAAAGAGTTTGAACTGCAAGAATATATTGATTATGATATGCAATTCGACAAGGCATTTCTGGAACCAATTAGAGTCATTTTGGATTGCATGGGTTGGAAAACAGAAAAAACAAGTTCAATAGAGGATTTCTTCTCATGACATTAATCATACTAACATTTCTATCTGCATTATTACTATCAGGTATTGCAGCCTATTATTCTATTATTGGATTGGCTGCAATCTTTACGGGCGCATTTTGGCCAATCGTTTTCATGGGTTCGGTTCTTGAGATGAGTAAATTAGTTACTGCATCATGGTTATATCGTAATTGGAAAACCTGCCCACTTTTATTAAAATCTTATTTGACATCTGCCGTAGTAATATTAATGGTGATTACAAGTATGGGTATTTTTGGTTTTCTATCCCAAGCACACATTGATTCCACATTAGAAGCTGGTGCTAACTCAGTAGAAATAAGAACACTCAAACAGCAAGAAAAGATTGCTAATGATCGATTAGAATATTTACTGAAACGTGCTGGTAATCCAGAAACAGCGTCAGCCAATGTTGATAGGCAAATCCAACAAACACAAAAAGAACTGGCAGATATCAACAAAAGAAAATTACCACTTCTTAAAGAAGAAAATAAATTAATTGCCGAAGTTGGTCCCATTAAGTATATTGGTGATATGGTATATGGTACTGAAGATGCTAATGGTATCGATAAAGCAGTTCGTTTGGTAATATTGCTGATAATGGTTGTGTTTGACCCTCTAGCTGTGTTATTATTGATAGCAGCAAATATGTCATTGCAACAAAGGAGTAGAGTGGTAATTAATAAAGAAAATGAAATTATTACAATAGTACCTGACATACCAACACAAAATGTAGAAACTGCAAATGATAAAATTGAAATACCAAAAGAGAACATCACTAAGATAGAAGAACAACCAATTATAATAGATGAAGTAACCGGTGAAACTATACCTCCATTAACAGTTCATGTGGTACCTGGAGTTTATGAAGAACACCATAATGTTGAACAACCGGCAGAACATCCAAAAAAATTAGAACCTAAGTATGATTATGATGCTGAATTTGCTTTCAGAGAAAAATCAAACACAGCAACAAAATTAGATGGTGGTGACTTTTAAAAAGGAAAATTATGAGTATACTTGACAAGATTAAAAAGAACAGCAGTATTAAAGAATCAGCAATTCTTTCTAAATCAAAGTTCTTTACACAGAAAGATATGATACCCACATCGGTGCCGATTATTAATGTTGCACTAAGTGGTCGTTTAGATGGCGGTTTAACACCAGGTTTAACTATGTGGGCCGGTCCATCAAAACATTTTAAAACTGCCTTTAGTTTATTAATGGCAAAAAGTTATTTGGAGAAATATGATGATGCGGCGTTACTATTTTACGATTCTGAGTTTGGCACTCCTCAGTCTTATTTTGACAGCTTTGGTATTGATACCGACAGAGTTCTACATACACCTCTTACTGATATTGAACAATTAAAATTTGATATCATGCAACAATTAACCAGCCTTGAACGTGATGATAAGTTAATTATTGTTATTGATTCAATTGGCAATCTAGCTTCAAAGAAAGAAGTTGAAGATGCTCTGGAAGGTAAATCAGTTGCCGATATGTCCCGTGCCAAACAAGTTAAAAGTTTATTTCGTATGGTGACACCACACCTCACAATGAAAGATGTTCCAATGATTGTTGTGAATCATACATATATGGAAATTGGTATGTTCCCGAAAGCAATTGTTGGTGGTGGCACAGGTTCTTACTATTCTGCCGACAACATCTTTATCCTTGGCCGCCAACAAGAAAAAGAGGGCACAGAAGTTGTTGGTTATAATTTCATAATCAACGTGGAGAAATCCAGATATGTCAAAGAAAAATCAAAAATCCCCGTTTCTGTATCTTTTGATGGTGGTATTAGCCGTTGGAGTGGGTTACTTGATATTGCACTGGATGGTGGATTTGTTGTTAAACCTTCTAATGGCTGGTACTCGAAAGTAGATGATGATGGTGTTATTGAAGATAAGAAATATCGTATCAAAGAAACCGATACAGCCACTTTCTGGACACCAATTTTGAAAAGCAAAAAGTTTCAAAAGTTTGTGACCGACAAATATCAGATTGCTTCTGGTGAAATCATGCAAGGTGGTAGTGAAAACTTATTTGATGAGGTTGAAACTATGAATGGAACCGAAAATGAGTAATGAAGATGCTAAATTAAAACATTCTAAGCGTATTCAAAAAACTCAAAATCAAATTAAAAAACAAACCAAGATTGCCAAATCGCATGGTATGCCGGTAGATGAACCACACAAATTTGCCAAACATCATGCAATGGATTGTGGTAATCCGGAGTGTGTAATGTGTGGTAATCCTAGAAAAGTATGGAAAGAAAAAACCATACAAGAAAAAAGATTTGAGGTGAAAGATGACTGAGGGTATTGATTATTGTTTCATTTATCCAAAAAATGATGGCACTGCGGTACACATTAAATTTTTGGAAGGATTCTATAAAGACACCGTATTTAAATATGGTAAGGTAAAGTTCAAAGAAGAAAATGATCAAGTGTATTTACTTTTTGCTTATGATGTGTTAGAATCTACAGTAGATAAACCACGAAAATTGGAAAAAGATGAGAAGTTTAAAAATTATATTGGCGACTTACTCGTGGAAATTATGGGCAGTAATATTGAACAGGAAATAATTGATGAAGCTGGAACAAGCGATACTGAAGAACCTCGTTTATAATGAGGAGTATTTACGAAAAGTTTTACCATTTCTAAAGCTAGAGTATTTTGGTGATAGTGTAGAAAGAACTTTATTTAATGAAATTACATCATTCACAGAAACTTACAATACTACAACAACGGTTGAAGCACTTAGTATTGCCATCAAAGAAAAGAGAAATCTTTCATCTGATGAAGTTCAAAGATGTGAAGATTATATTGCAGAGATTGAAAAAAATAAATCGGCAGAAACCGAAGTTCAATGGCTTGTTGATAAAACCGAAAAGTTCTGCCAAGAAAAAGCCATATACAACGCAGTATTGGGGTCTATTTCAATTCTCGATGGCAAAGATAAAAATCACGACAAAGGTCAGATTCCCAAGATATTATCGGACGCTCTGGCGGTAAGCTTTGACAACTCCGTAGGACATGACTATTTACAGGACTCAGATGCTCGATATGAATTTTACCACAGAAAAGAAGAAAGAATCCCCTTTGACCTCGACTACTTCAACAGAATCACCAAAGGCGGCCTACCAGCTAAAACACTTAATATTGCTCTGGCGGGGACTGGTGTTGGTAAATCTCTTTTTATGTGTCATGTGGCTGCTTCGTGCATGGTTCAGGGTAAAAATGTTCTTTACATCACTTTGGAAATGAGTGAAGAAAAGATTGCAGAAAGAATTGATGCTAATCTATTGAATGTAACAATTGATGATTTGATCGAACTACCAAAAGATATGTATGATAAGAAGGTGAATCGTGTGCGTGAAAAGACCACAGGCAAACTTATTATCAAAGAATATCCAACCGCTTCAGCATCAACCATTCATTTTAGGACACTATTAAATGAACTTAATCTCAAGAGGTCTTTTGTACCTGACATTATATTCGTTGACTATCTCAATATTTGTTGTTCTGCTCGTATTAAGGCTGGTGCGAATATTAATTCCTACACCTACGTTAAAGCAATTGCAGAAGAATTACGTGGCCTTGCTGTTGAGTATAATGTTCCTATTGTATCTGCTACACAAACTACCCGTTCGGGATTTACTTCCAGTGATCCGGGACTTGAGGACACGAGTGAATCGTTCGGACTTCCCGCCACCGCAGACTTGATGTTTGCTTTGATTTCTTCTGAAGAACTAGAAGAACTTGGCCAAATCATGGTCAAACAATTAAAGAATCGATATAATGATCCAACGTTCCACAAACGATTTACTCTTGGGGTTGATAGGGCCAAAATGAAACTATATGATGTTGAACAGGCTGCGCAGATGGGTATTGCGGATGCTGGCCATGATAAACCTTTGAACACATTTGGCACAAGAGAAGAAAAACAAAAGAAATCATTTAGTGGATTTAAAGTATGATTATTACCAAAGATGATGGATTGTATTGTGCAAAAGCCTTTCATGATTATTTTAATAATTATGATGACATAGAACAATACATGCGAGAGGAAAAAATAAAATCCCTCGATCAAATACCAACATCAATATTTCCACCAGAAGATGACCTGTTCTCGGATTTTACTATGCATCCAAAAGATATGGATATTGAAGTGGTAGAAATACCAGGTCAAACATGGGAAACATTACTTTCCATTACCTCATCACACATCAATAAAGCACCAGTTGGTAGAAATGTACAATTGGCAGTCAGAGAAAAGAACACAGGAAAGATTCTAGGTTTCATTCGTTTAGGTTCACCTGTAATCTATATGCGACCACGCAATGAGATGCTTGGACAAGTGTTCTCGCAAACCACAGAAACATCCAAACGATTTAATGCCTCTGCTATGATGGGATTCGTAATTGTGCCATCTCAGCCATTTGGTTTTAATTACCTAGGTGGCAAACTAATGGCTGCCATTTGTACCAGCCACACAGTAAGAGAAATCTGTAATAAAAAATATGGTATGAATCTTTGTTTGTTTGAAACAACTAGTTTATATGGTTCGACAAAACAGGTATCACAATATGATGGTATGAAGCCATACATTCGTTATAAAGGCCTTACCGACTCCGATATAGTTCCAATGATGCACGGAAAATCTTACAATGACCTAAAACAATATGTTGAGAGTAAGGTGGGAGATATTTTGGGTGGTGATGAAAGTACCACCAGTAGAAAATTGAGAACATTCACAAAAATTATTGCTCTCACTAAAGCTGCTTTAAAAGGATCACCCGAAGCAGAGGCATTCTCTTTAACGATTGAAAAGGCCAAATCGTTGACAGAGAAGAAAAGATATTATGTCGGTGATTATGGTTTTAAAAATATGGTTGATTATGTTAACCTAAAAACCGATAAACTTTTACCTGGTGAAAATTATCATAAGCATGAATTGAATAATGTTATCGAATGGTGGCGGAGTAAAGCTATAAATAGATACGAAACCCTTAAATCTGAGGGTAGATTACGAACAGAACTTGAGGTATGGACTTCAGGTAAAGACATTCAAATTATTAGGTAAAAAAATGGCAAAAAAAGAAGATGCTCAAGAAACAGCTCAAGCATTATTTTGTGCACTTGCTGATTATCATGGTGTATCTAATATCGATAAAGTATTTAATGATAAAACATATCCTTCTTATCTTGAATTCAAAGTTTTTTGGAATAAAAAGTATCCCAACGCAACAATAGAAAAAACATTTGCTAAAAAATTATTAGCCGGCAAATCTTCTTTAACTGACGTTGAAGATTTATTATATGGTGCCAACGAAAAATCTAAAAAGGCACAAACTGAATGGTACCGTTCTTCTTTAAATATTGCTTCACAATTAATGAAAGACATTACCACGATTTCAAAAAATTTTAGTTATTTGAAACCTGAGAATTGGTCAGACATTTTTTATGCTCAAGGTGACAAAGAAGTTATGGAAAATATTGCTAAGCTTTATAAAAAAGCCAATGATAACCAAAAACTATTAATTGAAAATAAAAGTAAAAATAAAGATCCCGCAGCAGAAATTATAAAAATTCCAAGGCCTTTTGATAATATTAATAAATGGTCCACGGCAGATATCTATTTTGCTTCCAACGATGCTAAAAAACAAATTGCAAATTTAGTGTCAGAAAAAAAATTAGATTATACTAAATTAAATGCTTTTATCAGCAAAATGATTGCTAGTGGAGATATATTACCACTATCATTAAAAAAACAACCAAACGAAGTTGAAATTAAAAAAGTCAATTTTAATCGTCCTGAAGAACAGAAAAAAATTGATAAGTTGGAATATGGTGGTATTAGTAATTGGAAAAAATATGATGAGAATGTTAACATAAAAAATTATACAAGAACATTATTGGTTTACATGTCAAAAGACAAAACTATGGAATTACAAATGCGGCATGATCCATCTTCAGAAGGGTATAAAGGTGTTATTAAACTTTCTGGTGCAGGTGCATTTGAAGGTAGTCTATCAGCTGGGCCTATAGCGGATATACTATGTACCATAGACCTTTCATTTGGTAAAAAATGGTATAAGACTTATCAAGAATCAAATCGAGTATTTAAAGATTATAAAGTGATTCTCGATAAAGATTTAAAAGATAGAGATAGATCACAATATGAGGAACTAAGAGAAATTGCAAGTGCAAAAGTTACAAACGAAGTTAATCCATTATTGATTAATTGGTTAAACAAAAATAAATCATATGCAGACCTTTTTGTTCGCAATGCCTATACCTATGCAACGGCTCGTTCCAGCAATTCGTCCAAATACGTTATAGCAAAATAAGGTAATATATGCCATTAATTGATTTTGATAAACTTGCACAAGAATTTGATGTAGAAGATGACTTTGGTTTTTCTGCCGTATCGGAAGAAGAATACAATTCTGTTGTCAATAAAACAGCCGAGACCGCAGAAGATTATAAAGTTCGATTAAAAGAAGTAGAAAAGCTAATTGTTCCTTTTCTCACTAAACTACATTCGACCGGAGAAAAAGAATACATATATTGGCCAAATCGTAAACCAATTATAGAGAAACAAATAGAGAGAATACTTAAACTAACACGAGATTAAATTATGTCTGCTACTGTGATTATACCAACCACTGGATCACCAGAGGTAAAAACTGCCGTTGAATCTGTTTTAAACCAAAGCCATCCTACAGAATGTTATGTTGTCATTGATGGCGATGAACACATGGATAAAACATTAGAAGCATTGGGTTCAGCTGTTGATGATATACGAGTTCATATTTGTTCTTTGCCAATCAATGTCGGTGCCAATGGATTTTACGGACACCGTGTCTATGCAGCATTTACACACCTAATTAATACAGAATATGTTGTATATCTTGACCAAGACAATTGGTTATACAGGTCTCATGTTGAACAATGTATTAAAACAATTAACACAAGAAGTTTGGATTGGTGTTATTCTTTACGCCAAATATATAATAAACAAGGTAAATTTGTTTGTTTTGATGATTGTGAATCGTTAGGTAAATGGCCAACATATCACGGAGTTCATCACATAGATACCAATTGTTACTTCATTAAAACAGATGTGGCCAATAAAATTGCAAGTGCTTGGCACGGTGGTTGGGGCCAAGATAGAGTGTTTCTACAAGCAATTACACATCATTTTCCTAAATTCGACTGCACAGGTGAATATACAACGTGTTATAGAGTAGATGGAGGTAAAGGTTCAGTTAATGCTGAATTTTTTGAAAATGGCAACAAAGTAATGAATGAAAAATATAATGGGAGTTATCCATGGCGTCAAAAAGCTTAATAATCGGTGCATTTACTAATTACAACTACAATCAATTAAAACCTTGGGTTGAATCAATTGATGAATGTGGTTTTACTGGCGACAAAGCCATGGTTGTTGGTAATGCTTCACAAGAAACGATTGATGAATTAGTTAAAAGAAATTTTATTATTATTCCAATGAGTGATATTAAAGCACCAATTCATGTGGCTCGTTTTCTTTCAATCTATGATTTTCTTAAAAACACTTGGCAGAATTATAGCCATGTAGTTACCACGGATGTTAAAGATGTTTATTTTCAAACCAATCCTATCGTTTGGCTGGAATTAAATCTCAAAAATAAAAAACTCGTTGCTGGTTCTGAAGGTATGAGATATAAAGATGAACCATGGGGTAACGAAAATCTTATGCAAGCTTATGGACCATATGTACATGAGCAATTTAAAAATAATGAGATATACAATGTGGGAACAATCGGTGGTGTGTCTGAGTATGTAAAAGATATGGTGTTCAACATCCTATTCAATGCAATCAACCGGCCTATTCCTATTTGTGACCAAGCGGTCTATAATGTACTGATACAAACACAACCATTCAAAGGCGTAACATACTTTGCAAAACAAATGAATGGATGGGCTTGTCAGGCTGGTACTACTGTTGATCCATCTAAAATTGAATCATTCAGACCACACCTATTAGAACCAGAACCAAAGTTTGAGGATGGAATTGTAAAAACATCTTTGGGTCGGCCATTTGCAATCGTACATCAATATGACCGAGTGCCACAATGGAAAGAACACATTAAACAAAAGTATAAACAAGAAGAACTTATTACTTTTAGGACAACATAATGAAAACATTGATTGATATTATGGTTGAAAACAACTGGCGTAATGATACACATTATGAATTTGGTACAGATAAAGAATTCAATCACCGTTATTGTACGGCTTTTTACGATAAAGAATTCTTAAACTATAAAGATAAAGAAATTAAATTATTGGAAATTGGAGTTCACCGTGGTGGTGGTCTCGCAGTATTTCATGAATACTTTACCAAAGCTCAAATATACGGTGTGGATCCTATGGACTTTGGCGCAAAAGAAAATTGTGCAAAATTTCCTAGAATTAATATAACTTATGCTGATGGTTATCGGAGAGAGTTTGCTGAAACACTACCCAACTTTGATATTATTATTGATGATGGTCCACACACAAAAGAGAGTCATTTACAATCATTGTCGGTCTATTTGTCTAAATTAAATCTTGGTGGAGTATTTGTTATTGAAGATATTGCACAAATGGAATGGACCGAAGAATATACTAAATTGGTTCCCGATAATATGGTGTATGAGGTCATTGACGCTCGTGAAATTTCCAATATGAGTGATTCTATTATGTTTGTGGTGAGATATGCCTGATATTTCTTTTTGTCATCTTGCTTCGGCTGGTAAAAAACTTTCTACTGAAAAAATGGTAGAAAATATAAGAAAACATTATCCTGATGCTTACTACTTTTTAGGATCAGATGCTGCTGATGATTTATCGGATATTGCAATAAACAATAACTGTGATTATTATCCATTTAAAACAAAGGTGGGTTATCCTAGTTATAATCTAGAAAAATTATTATTGTGGTTGGAAAGATTTAAATTGGCTTGCCAAAAATGTAAAACATCACATATAATGATGATGGAAGATGATGTTTGGATTAAAAAACAAATTACAATAGAAGATGATTGGGAAATGGTGGGCCACGATATTCGTATTGGAAATGTGATTCCTGATTTCATTATAGATAGTATTGAATCTTTTTCTGGTGTGAAACCTTTAACTAATCAGTATGGTTGTGGTGGTGGTTCTATATTTAAGGTTTCAACTTTCTTAAACAATTATGATAATGTAGTTGGTTGGTTTAAAGAAAATCATGATTGGTTTCAAATAAAATATAATCCTTTAGGTTATATGGACTGTTATATGGTTGTATATTATTTTTTATGTGGCAAGAATTATTCAGTAAACCCCTATATGACCGATACACATCATCACCAAAATGATGGTTATGATTATGATAAATTTGTAAATGAACAACCAGAAAAAATAGAAATTGTTAATAACTATAAAAGATATTATTGGATATGAACGACATAACGATTGTAACTGCCTTCTTTGATATTGGTCGTGGTGAATGGACACCAGATAAGGGTTTGCCACACTATTTGCACCGAACAAATCAAACATACCTACAACGATTCGGCCACATGGCTAAATTAGAAAACCCAATGGTGGTTTTCACATCGAAAGAATTCGTAAACGATATTAAATTTTTGAGGCAAGACCGAGTTACTGATATACTTACAGTTGATTTTGAAAACAATTTTCAAGAATTAAGAGAAAAGGTATCAAAGGTACAAAAAAATCCTGAATATCAAAGTAAAATTAATCCCAAAGAAGTTCGTAATCCAGAGTATTGGAATGCCGACTATGTTGTTGTTAACGCATTAAAATCTTCCTTCATTTCAAAGGCAATTGAAAACAATCTAATTACCACCGACCTTGTTGCATGGATGGATTTTGGTTATTGCCGGGAAGAATCAACACTTAATGGTGTTAAGAAATGGAAATATCCTTTTGATAAAAATAAAATACATTTCTTTAATATTAAAGAGTGGTCATCCAACACATATATTAGTGATGTTATTTTTAATAATGATGTTCATGTAACAGGCCCCTGTATCGTTGCAGGCAAAGAAATGTGGCCAACTTTAGAAAAATTAGTATATCATAGTATAAATGAATTACTCAAAAATGATTTGGTTGATGATGACCAAACATTATTATTAATGTCTTATCTACAAAAACCAGAATTATTTGAATTACATCCAGTTTCTAAATCGGACTGGTTTGTTGCTTTTAAGGAATTTAGTGAATGAAAATATTTGTTAGTGGTACTTCCAATTTAGGTGATTTTTTAAATGCCATGCCTGTATTATCTGGCGTAAGTAAAGATATTGGTAAATTTGATCTTATAATTAAAACTGAAATGCGTAAATTTAATGGGATCAAAGAGTTTTTATTATATCAAGATTTATTTACTGATGTTTCTTTTGATGATGAAATATTTGTATATGGTGATGTTATTAATTTAAGCTCTTGGCCGTCAAGAGAAGATAAGGAAGATATTAATCGTCCAATCGAAACATGCAGATATGAAAATTGGTTAAATGACCGATATAGAATGTTATTTGAAGTTGATGATGATTTTATAGTAAAAACACCAGAATATGATATTACTGTGAAAGACACTTATTATGTTGGTGATAGATGGGCTGTGGGTAATATTGATGATCGTAGAGAAACCCACGTACTATCACATTTAAAAGATTGTGAATTCATCGATTTCAATCGGCCAATGTTAGAGAATGCTTATATCATTAAGAATTTAAAGAAACCATTTATTACAAACTTTACTGGCGTTGGCATGTTAGCTGACTTATGTAATGTTCCTTTATATTGTGTGTGGAAAGCAGAAGATTGGAAACCAGAATTTCGTAGAGGTGATGATGTATCTTGGGACGATGGTAAAAACAGCAGTAAAGTATTTGAAAAACACTTTTATCTTAATCGCAAAGCAAAATTAGTTCACGCAAAAGATTTAGAAAGTTTATTATGATTATCAATATTGAACCAGGTACTTTTGGTACAGTTCGTAATGGTGACCTCATCGGCGTTGCTAATGTGTTAGAACACATACGAAAAGCTAAAAACAATCCACTAATTCAATTTCATTTAAAACCAGGTAATGTTAGCTCTGACACACATTGTCAAACATTCTATGAGATAATGTTGAAGATGACTAACTATTTTTCAATGGAAGAAGGTACAGAAACATTATCTTGGAGAAAAGTTAATATTTGGGATTTTAGAGATGTATCTGGTGATTTGGTGAAAATACCAAATGATGCACCGATGGAAAAGAAAATTACAATTTTTCCACTCTTTGATGCACCATATAATCAATGGCGTAATTGGCCTGAGAATGTATATAAACAAATTATTGAAAAATTTTCTACGGAAGAATATAAAGATTACGAAAAAATAATTTGCAAAAAAGGTGAACCCACAGAGAGATGTTCATTTGAAGGTTGGCGATATTCCACCAACTTTGTACAAAATTATTACCATATTACCACAACTGAAATCTTTGTGGGTGGTGATACGGGTTCAAGCCATTTCGCTTGGGCTCTTGACAGAGGTCCAAAAGAACTGTTATATTATGGATCGAGTCGAGGTCTGATTCACACTTTACCATTTTATCTATTAGAAGGCAAAGGTAAAATGACCACATATTGGTTAGATTTTGAGGGAACAAAATGGCAATAAAAAAAGTTTTTATTACCGGCGTGGCCGGTTTTTTAGGATCACATTTGGCTGATGCGTTTTTATCCAAAGGATATCAAGTTGCAGGTATTGATAATTTATTGGGTGGATATCGAGATAATGTTCCGAATGAAGTTGAATTCTATCAGGAAGATTTGATAGATTTCAATAAATTAAAAAATATGATGGCCGGATGTGATGTTGTATATCACACAGCATGCACAGCATACGAAGGCCTTTCTGTTTTTTCTCCATCACTAATTGTTCAGAACACAACACAAATTGCTGTAAATGCCATGACTGCGGCTATTCAAGCTGGAGTTCCTAAATTTGTTCATTGTTCTTCAATGGCCAGATATGGAACACAAGATAGAGTTCCTTTTACCGAAGATATGACTTGCAAACCACAAGACCCATATGGCATTGCAAAGTATGGTACGGAATTACTACTACAAAATCTTGCT